AAAGACTAGCTCAACAGTATTGATGCACGCAATACCCTTGCGCCTTTCTCTATCAATACCGTTGAGTTATAGTGTTGACATACAAAGAGAAAAGCTTTATGTAATAAAAGCAAACAAAGGAGAACAGCATGAAAACCGTAGATTATTTGGAATTGTTACGCGAAAAAATAGGCATCACTAGCTATTATGGTATATCGAAATATATCAAGCAAAATCATGGTGTTGGGAGTGCTAATACCTTCGCTGGCTATGATAAAGGCGATCATTTTTTGTCTGATGAAATGGTGATAATTTTTGCCCAAGAGCTAGACTTTCCTAGGGAGGTGATAGCGTCAGACATTCAGGCAGAACGCGCTAAGAATCCAGAAATTAAAAAAATGTGGGCGCAGGTTGCGCGGTCACTTCAACAAGCAACGGCGGCGGCTTTTGTTTGCGTCATGCTAAGCATACCAACGCCTAGCGCTGAGGCTTCGACGTTAAACGGCCTTAATTTTTCGACCTTACATTCTATATATTATGCGAACTTAAAAAAATATTTAAAAAAGTGCTTATTTCGCCTTTTTTATTTCAAAAATTGGGGAAAATGCGCAGGTTTTTTGTGTGTATAATCCTCGCCCTTAATTTTCAGATTGCTAATTTTGAATAAGGGAATTTTATCATTGGATCTTGATAGTGAATTTACAGAAGCATTTATTGAAAGCCGTTTGACGCGTGCAGAATGTGCGGCGTTTTTAGGCGTTGATAAGTCTACCCTGCGCCGTTGGCTTAATGGTGAGGGAAATCAAGCTAAAAAGGGCTTTATTGAAGCGTTAAGAATGGTGGCAGGCTATACGCCCCGATTGTCTAACCGTGGTAAGCAGTTTCACGGCTGGCGCTTTAGAAATGGCATGTTGTTTACTGATGAAGGGATGGGGTTCACCCCTGAACAAATACGATCAATTTGGCATATTGATCAGTTATTAAAAAGCCAAGAGCGGGAAATCAAAGAATTACAAGCACTGCTCCAGACTATGAGGGAAAATTACGCACCCAAATTGCCTGATAATGTCATTTTATTTTCAGATTATGCCAGTTAATTAAACCCTATTATTAACTAATAAAACCCTTTTATTTTGTGCTTAGTACATGGGTACTTAGTACCAAGTAAAAATTGTCAGTTTTTGCAGTGATTCTTTACCAATGACAAATAAAAAAAAGTGTGCTAGTACCAAACGAAAAAACCCGAATTTCTAAGTCGTTGAATTTCGGGTTTTTAATTTTTGCCAGGCGCGCGCCCTGGTTTGATTTATTTGCGCGGTTTTACACAAAAAAGCCGACTTTTTAAAAAAATCGGCCTCCTGTGTTGCGTTCTAAGGCGTTAAAATCAAGTGACCTTAGCATTAACACCCTTATAATTAACTGCATTTAATATCCATACGTGTCTCAAGTGCGGTTAATCGGTTGCCGATTGTGTCTAGTTTGCTGATTACACTATTCAAAAACCAGCCGCTTAAGCCTAATAAGCCAGTACCAAACAGGCCGATCATAATTTCATGTACTTGCATCAATTCAACGCCTGATCATATTTGCCCGTCGCAGGGTTATAACGCTTCATAATGCCAAAACAATTACGTGTTTCAGGCTTTCCCTCTGGTAAGGGATAAAGCGCCATTTGTGCCGCTTTCATGCGTAGTTTTCGCTTTTGTGCATTCATTCTGCTTTGTCTCGTGTCACCATGCTGATCATACCCGCCACACCAGCGCCCACACTAATAATATTATTACTTAGTTCAGGTGCAATGCTAATACCTGCCCCACTAATAACCGCAGTAATACCGATCCATGTTGATCGTTCTGTCAATCGCTCTAATAAATACATTAAAATAATCATCCTTTTCACCTTTAAAAATTAAGCAAACGCACTTGTAATGCCTTTGTATACTTGCTTTCCACTCTCTAACACACCCGACCATAACGCCAGCGGTGCTTGCCTTACGTCTAAGTGCATCCCTTTTGATGGTTTCCAATCTGGATATGCACCAATGCCAGAAAAACCCACTTCTTTTGCCACTTGATAGCCACGCTCTAGGCTTACGCCTTCAAACATGACATCTACGGCCCTCACTTCACCCCATAGATCAACATTATGTTGACTGGTTGCCATTCCCATTCTGCGACCTAATGCCCCGCTTGCTGGTGAAATTCTGACTGGCACGCCTAATTGATGCCTAAATTCATCTAGCTTGGTGAGCAGTTCGGTAGACATCAAAGGCCACCACTCGCCAAACTCTGCCGCGGTAAAATAGCGTAATTGCATTGGTTTTGTTTCAAATATTGAATCTAGCAAGGAAAACCCCGTGTCGTTGTTATTACTTTTAAATTCTGCGTACTGATTACCAGCGGTTAGCCGTTGGAATAAGTACCAGCTCGTTATTGTGGCTAGTATTGCGGCTGTTAATTTCACTGTTAAACCTTTCTAATCGTTGCCATTACTCGTTTTGCTTGGGACGTGTCCAACGTAACAGACATGGTTTTGAAGTTAAAAATATCGCCTTTTGCTAGTTGGATCGGGCTAACAATATCAAGATAATTTGATTCTTGATTATTGACACCTACGCGCCCCGCTTCTTGTGCGGTGCCATTAATAGTGGGGGCAATTTCATACGTTGATTTCATATTGTTAGAGATAGCCATGCTAATAATCTCGCAAGCAAACGGGATCACGATCCCGCCATTAAAAGACCATGTTTCATCATCTGAACCGTTACCTAATGACCAATCGTAACCGCCAACAGTTAGAGAGGCGTTGCTTTCCTCTCCCCAGATCATAAAATACGCATCCCCTGAGCCAGTGCCAGCGGGGCCTTGTAATCCTTGCGGCCCTTGTGGCCCTTGTGCCCCATCTAAGCCAGCGGGGCCTTGTGGGCCAGTTGCACCTTGTGCCCCATCTAAGCCAGCGGGGCCTTGTAGGCCAGTTGCACCTTGTGCCCCATCTAAGCCAGCGGGGCCTTGTAGGCCAGTTGCACCTTGTGCCCCATCTAAGCCAGCGGGGCCTTGTAATCCTTGCGGGCCTTGTGGCCCTTCTGGGCCAGTTTCGCCTTGCGGGCCTTGCGGGCCGATACTGCCCACGCCGCCACCCTCACCGCCTACACTGGATAAACCTGTCACCAGCTCACCCCGTCTAACTGTTCTTGTGTGTCTGCTGATGAAATCGCACTAAATAGGGTTTGTTTTTTAGCTAATAACACTTGATAGGTGCCTGCAACCGCTAACACAACGGCTTTTGCTTCTGCCAGTGTTAATACATGGGGTTGATTGAGTACATCAAAAAAGGTTACATCTGTTTGACCTGCTGTTTCTGCTAGTCTCATAGCCGCATCGAGTTTGATAGCGCTATCAAAGCCGCCGTTATAACCATTAACGGGCGTTTGTTCTGATAATAAAAAATCAGTCCTTACTTCATTTTTTTTAATTTCTTGGGCTTCAGCTAAAATAAACGGGCGGTCAAGTGTCCATTGTGGATCTGGTGTTTGGCCTATTTCGTTAATTTCTTGCAATTCCCCCGCTAAGTTATAGCCTTTCCAGCCTCTAAAATCTGGTTTAACGTGCCATTGTTCACCGTCAAAAACTGCGATCTCATTATCGCCAAATAATGCCACCTCGGTTAATGTTGAATAAGCAGGAACAAGCGGCTTTCCTTCTAGTGGATCACGTTTAGGCACGCCGCGCCCTAAAAATTCGCCTGTTGTGTCGCTGTAATAATTTAATAATTGTGTCATGTGTAACCTTAATATTTGATACAGAAAGTCATAGCTACATTCCTCGGCCTTGTTTCATCGCCGCCTGTCGTTCCTGTTGTGCTTGGGGTTGATGATGTGGGATTGCCCCCAGCGGGTATGCCGTTATTCCAGTAGGTCGTCCTACCATTTGTGTGGCTGTGACTCTTGAACTCGTCTAGTTGAGTCGAACCCTCGGCCCTGCCAGAATCAACGCCTCGCCCATTATCAAAGCCGCGTATAAATTCGCCTCTTAAGTCTGGAATTTGAAACGTGCTAGAGCCATCACCTGCCCCGTATTTTTCACCAATAACATTAAAAAGCACCGCATACGTGGCCCGACTAAGCAAGGAGCCGTCACACTCTAAAAAGCCCGCCTGCACGCCATTTGGGCACGTAACAATCAAACCCGCAGCAATACCCCCACCGCCACTAAGAAAGCCGCTCATTAGTCATGCTCCGAAAGGATCTTGACGACGATACCCGCCGCGCTTCCTATGGCCCAGACTTCACCTGATGGCGAATGATCCAAAACAATGCTTTGGCCTGCTATAAGTGGCAAACCGTTTGCCGCTGTCACACCTGAGCCGCCTACATACAGCACGTTTGCCGCGTCCGTGTTAAGCAAAACTAAACTTCTTCTTGTTGAGTCACTGTTTAAAATCTTTTTAGAGGTTGTGTTCACCGTATCGACTGCATTTTCAATGCGTGTTCCTCGGCTCTGGGTAATCGTTCCCGATAGTTCAGAATCTTGTACATCACCATAACCAAGAATAAGATCACACGTTACAGGCGATCCTGTTTCGTTTTCGATCCTCACTCGCTGATATTGTTCTGATATTCTGATACTTGTGCCAACCGACATACGCAAGTTTGCAACTTCACGCCCGTCTTTATTTTCTGCAACAATACGAACCGTGCTAGTAGAATCTTTCAGCTTTATAAAATTACCTATTACACCCGCCGAAACGCTAGAATTAGCCGTAATTGTTCTTGAATAATCTCTCATTTAAACCCTACTCCATAAGGCCAGACCGACGACAAACCCCACGCCAACGACTGCATATAATCCCAGCTTTTCTACGGTTTGAACCTGATCACTTTTATTGCTTTCGTTGATTTTCTCAAAACTAGAAATCATATTTTCCGTTACTGAGTCCAAAGAATCGGTAGCTGTACCTTGCACCGCGCTTAATGATTGCGCGTTGATTGTTTCAACAACATCAAGCAAGTGACCTACAGCACCAAAGGTATGATCAATAGCCCCGCCATCTAAAACCGTAATACTGTTATTACTTGCATCTGCTAACGCTATCCCCTCGACACCATCAAGCGCGAGGTTTTTAGTTGTCACGCTCGTACTGGTGTTCGTAGTGTTACTGCTAGAACTACTACTTTTTGACTTACCGCCCATAATAAATTTTTTCCTCGTGACCTTCTGCCACGTCATAATTCAGCCGCTTTATAAGCCTTGCCATGCCTTTTCGCTTGCTGTGAAACCGCACTAAATCCACCCCGTTCGCTTTTGCTAATGCGGGCATAGCTTCCAATATTTGAACCATTCCGCGACCCTCGCCCGCCACTAAAACAAGCGCGTTATTGTCAAGCTCTAGCCGTGTAACCATTAAACCGTGATTTTTTATGCGCCAACATTCAGCAATGCCCGCCTTTACTTCGTTTGCGATTAGCTCGCTATCGTCCCCCATTGCACGACTAAGACCCGCCGCCACTTCTGGCGACCAATCTAGCCGTGTAAAGGTTAGCGCTTCACCAGCCAAACGACGGAAGCACCCAAAATAAAGACACCCGCTAACATAATAATGTTGGGCTGTTTGTTAATCGTTAAACCACCGACACTAGTTTCATTTGCTTGCGAAAATCCGCCGCCGTATGCACCACCGCCCGCCATAGAGGGGCCAGAATCACCGCCCCAACCTGAACTTCCTAACAATTCGCTAGTAAAATCCATTATTTAACGACCTTATAAACGATTAGCCCCGCAATGGCATAAAGCAAGGTTTTATTTACCTTATCTACGCCATCACTAGCAAAAAAACCGACCAGCGCACCGCCTGCCGTATAAAGCAATGGAATAGGCATTATTTCACCACCTTATAGAGCAAGAAACCGACCAGCAACGCACCCGCGCCCATTGCATAGGTGGGTACATTATTACCCACGCTAAAAGGTTGATACGTTACGGGCTGTGAATTGCTTACTGGCGGCGTTTGCTCTGGGTAATACGGCGCACCGCCCAAGCCATATACGGGCGCGTTTGCGTTTGTATCGTCTCTGCCAGACCAGCCGCCGATCCAATCATCGACGACATAATCAAGGCCAGAAGCAACACGACCAAATACACTATCAAACCATGTTTGTTCTGATGCCAAAATAGCCCCCTTAACCTTTTAAAGTATCAAGGTATTCAACGATTACATCTAAATGACCCGCGCCCGCCATGTCTAATTTCAAGCGGAAATCAGTCGAGCCTTGTACTTCTAGCCAGTCCTGCCCATAGCCTTCCTCGGTGAAGTCAATCACGTAATATCCCGCTTGAGGCACGCGAACGCCATCATTTTGAATAAGCTCATTCATGGCTTTAGTACGATCAAACGCCGTGTAGTTATTACGATCTACTTTGATGTTATTAATCGTTGCACTAGATTTGATAATAATGCGATTAATTGCGCCCATTTTCGGCAAGTCTGCGATCTGAAATTCGCCTGAACCTTGTGGATCGTAACCAAAAACACGCTTGAAAACTAACAGCTCTGAGGGTTCTTTAGCCATCGGCAACTCTTTTGCATTTGGTGCGCCCAAAACAGGGTTTGTTGCCGTCCCTGCAATATCAATCTCTAGCGATAGCGTAGTGATTGGCACGTTAATTTTAGGGTTGGTACTGGTATCAATTGCTGTAATTTCACGACCTGCACGCGAAATAAGCCCTGTACGTTCAAAATTAATTGTTAAGATACCGTTCGCCGCGTTTTTAGCATCAAACTGGTTGATTTTGTCTACAACATCGGCACCGATTAAACGCTGGATTGTCTGACCGTTGGCAATGACGCGTATTTCTGTCATTTCGGCTAATGTCACGCCGCTGTATGGAATCATCAGATTATGAATACGCATACCCACACCGATACGGGCCGTGGCTGTTTGACCAGCACCGACACCTTCCCAAGCGTTTTTAGGTTTATTTACTGGAATTGGCATTTATTTATGCTCCTTAGTTGTTGATTTAGCTTAAAAAATGCCTAAAAATTTAGAGTCACCGCTCAATGCTTCTTTAGCTTGCGGAACTCGATTGACTGCGGCAATCGCTAAAAGCGTGATGCCGACCGTGATTAAACGTGATTTTGTGAACATATAGCCCCCGTAATTAGTCGAAAGGCCAGAAATCGAACCCCGTTTGCTGTTGTGGTTGCTGTTGTTGTAAAACCTTCGGCTTTATAACTAACTCCCAAACAGCCAACGTAGTGACACCCGCCAAGACCGTGATTAAAAATTGTTTATTATTTGCTCTCATAGCCCTACCAGATTGCAAAAAAAACAAGTGAGAATCACGGTTTTTTTAATGTTTTTCGTATACGAAAAATTAGGGGGTTTTTGCGGTTTTCTTGGTCATGTTTTGCGCTAAATCTTGACCTTTTTCTTAGGTGTTCCACGTTGAATACTTGAGCCGTGTTTATAAAAATGTTCGTAAGTATCGACCTCAATACTAGCTAAAGACATTTTCTCAAGGCCAACATTTTTTTCAACATAAGCATGGTCGTAGGGCTCAAGATAACCGACCCATTTACGCCCCGCCTGAGTAAAGATAGTCTTGTCTATCTCTTGCGGTCGTTGCGTTTCAGCAAACAAAATAACGCCATATTTTCGACCAACACGAACCAGCCGCCCCCAGAATTCGGAAGCCTTGCCAGAACTGGCAACGTCTGCCAATTCTCCAATAATTACGACTAGTTCCTTTTTCCCATCAGCCGCCGCCCAGATTAACCGACAAAACTTTTCAAAGTTTTCAACGGTTGGGCTTACTGATAAACCAAGCCTAAAACTTTTACCGCTCTTTACAGCATCAACAAAGTTTTTATGAAATCCCGCCATTGATTTACTAAAATTAACATCATGTGTCTCGTAGGCATCAAAGGCCACCAAGCGCACCCCGCGCCGCTTAATGATGGGATGATTACGAATAAAATACGTTTTACCGCTGCCACTCATGCCCATAGCCAATAAGTGTTGATTTTTTAAATCTTCATTAGGATTAATCGCCATCATCAACCCCTTTTTCTGTGGCTGTATTATCACGCTCGGCCTGTTCTCGTTGCTCTCGTATCTGGTTGTCAATCATGACACGGGGAACCAACAAAGAAGCACCCGCAATGCCAGCACCGACCCACGGCGCGGCCTGAACATCTGGGAAGTAGTAATCAATCGCCGCCCCAAATTCCGCGCCTGCTTCGGTTGCGGCTTCGTCGGTTACTTTCCAATGATCACCTCTAAAACTAGCTACAAGATTAAAACCTGCTTTAATCATCAAGGTCATTAAGTCAGCCGTTGATATATTGCCTTGCTGTTGTGGTGAGGCTTCGTTGTTTGGTTGAAATTCACCTTGTAACGGTTCTTCGCTTTCAGCCTGACTAACTAAGCGTTCAAGCTCTATTGCTTGTTGCTCTTCATCTGTCATTTTCTACTTCCTTTTTTTCGACTCTTTTTTTCGGCTTCAAGTTTTTTTTGTAGCCAAAATGGAATTGTTAAACGCTGTAGCCAATCCATCATTCACTTCCTAAAATTGACATTAAACCACCCATTAAACCGCCTATTTTTTGCGGTTCTTTCTTCGGGATTTCTTTCGGTGCTGGCGTGAAAGTTTCCGTTTTTCTTTCGGGGATAACTTCCGCGACCGCTTCGGCTCCTTCGGGGTTTTTACTGGCTTCTGCTGGTTTTCCGCCTCCGTCATATTCTGTTTCTGGTGCTGAGTACATAACAGCGTTGTCCTTAATGTGGGATTGGAAGGTTCGGCCTTTTGCGCCGAATATCCCGCACTGATTACAGTAGATGTAAAGTTTTTCCCTTCGGTCTTTCCGTATAAAAGCCGTAAAGCTATCTTTGTGGCAATGCCACGCAATTTCCCCCAAATTTTCATTTGCCATTAACCTTAACCCCTTCAACATCATCAACGAGATCAGAAAAAAGCTTTTTTAGATTAAAATGCTCTGTTGCTAATTCTTCAATAATGAAAATGGCTTCATCAATTACAGCCGTTGCCGCGTTTGCACGCTGTAAAACGGGCGCTTTTTTTGCATTATCAACCTTCTGTTTCAGTAATACGATTTTTGTTAGTAGCTGGTCTGCCATTGCTTTTCCCTATCATTTGCCTCATTTTTGCCCTGCCTTCCTGTGTCTTTTTGCTGTTGGTGCGCTGTTCCTTTGGTATTCTCGATTGCTTCTGTCTGGCTAGCGCCTCCTGTCGTTGCTGTTCGTTACGGGTTCGACGTTCAGCAACGGTAATACCTGCGGTAGGTATAAACTCGCCGCTTTTAAAGCGTCTAACGATGCCCACAAAGTATGAAACCTTGCTTTTCACTTCTTGCGTCTGCATTACCCCTGCTAGCTCGTCAAGCAAAGCCTGTGCGGTTTCTTCGTCTGTTTCTGGTAATGCTTTTCTAATTGCTTTCTTTTCAGTTTCAGTAATTTTGTTATCAAAAATCAAAGAAAAATCACCACCACCACTTTCACTAGTATTTTCTATAGGTTCGTATGTAGTAGTTGTATTTATATTATTACCTGACCCCTGATGTGTGGGGTTCATCGGTGTTTTAGGTGTGGGGTTCATGTCACCGCGCCATGCGTCTAAATCCTCTACTGGTGCGGGTTTAGCTTGTGGCGCTGATGTGGTGGTCGTCTCTGGTGTTGATGTGGTGCTCATCATTTGAACGGAATTATTGATAGTTGCTAGTGGTAACTTAAATATCAGCTTTTTATCTGCTGGAATCTTCACAATTAACCCCGCTTTTTCAAGTCGTTGGACTGCATTGCGTATACTGTCCAGTGTTACCTTGCCGCTTTTGTCTGAATGTCTGCCTCTAACCGTTTCAACTTCGGTTTCTTCGGCAAACTGCCTGTAACTAATGCCGCGCTTAATGCCTGTTATTCCTGTCGAATAGTCCATATATGGCCTGATTGCTTTGAAATAAATCATTACTGCCAAGTGGGGCAAATAGTCCAGTGCTTCAAATTCTTCTTCATTGAATAAGGTTTTATTAGCCATTATTCAAAACCAAGTTATTTTTAATAATGTATGCGTCTACTTTTGAGTAAACGCCATACTTAACTATTTCCAGTCCTGACTTAGTAATCTTGAGCTGTAATGAGTCGCTAACGGTTTCACGTTCAAAGACCGATATTAGTGGCGCATCTTTATAGTTAAGATGTGTTACCGATAAAAAACCTTCTAGGTTGCATTTGAAAGACACATAGTCTTGGATTGACTCTTGCTGTTTCTCTAAAAGTTTGTAATGTTCATGTGCTAAAAAAATTCGTTCAGTATTCATTCATCTATCCCCTGTTAGGTTCCTTGTTGTCGGGGTAGAAAAGCTGAGGACTTTCCCACCCCTTAACAAAGGAAAACTTATAAAAAGTTATCGGGTAATTAGTCCGACAAGGAAAGACTAGCTCAACAGTATTGATGCACGCAATACCCTTGCGCCTTTCTCTATCAATACCGTTGAGTTATAGTGTTGACATACAAAGAGAAAAGCTTTA